GCTCACCACCGCACAAGCAAAGATTCGATACATTTGGGCAAGAAATTATTTATTAAAAAGTATGGAACAGAGCAAGAGATATTAAAAATTGTTAAGAGGAGAATCTATGAGTCGTAAATCTGGATATTTTATTGTTTATAGAAACATCTGGAAGCACCCAGTATTTAAAAATCTAATTGAGTCAGCAATATGGCTTTATATGATTAGTTCAGCTTCACACCAAGATAAGACACTTAACTTTTTAGATAATAGAATATTTGTAAAACGAAATGAGTTAATATTTCCTTTAAGAAAAAATGCGAAATTTTGGAAGATAACCTATTCAGAAATGCGTACTTTCATATTAAGGTTGAAAAGACGAGGTATGATTACGACCAGACTCGCCCAGCTACTGCCCACCTCTAACCACCCTAGACGAAATATTACGATAATAAGCATTATAAACTACGACAAATTTCAGTATGTGGATAACGAGCAACCAGCATCCGCCCAGCTATCGCCTCTAACTAATAAACAAGATACTAATAAACAACTAACTAATAGTAGTAATAAAAATGTTAATAAGAATAAGTCTAGCAAAGAGTACGAAGAAATAGGTACAGAGGGAGAATATATTATGTTAAGAAAAAAATCTGATGGCAAAAAGTATTTAAAGCATAAGTGGAAAGACATACCTTTAAAGGATTATTAATGGCGGATTTAAGAATATTAAGTTTAGGTGCTGGAGTACAATCATCAACTCTAGCTTTTATGATTGAAAAAAAAGAAATACCAATGGTTGATGCAGCTATTTTTGCTGATACACAAGCAGAAAGTAAAGAAACTTATGAATTTCTTAAATGGATTAAATCTAAATTATCTTATCCTGTATATATAATTTCAAAAGGTAATTTAACCGATCAATTATTAAACTCTGATTTTCCAATAGCACCATTTTATAGTTCTAATATTATTACAGGTAAAAAAGGATTAATGATGCGTCAATGCACAAATGACTACAAAATTCAACCTATTATTCAAAAAGTAAGACAATTATTAGGACTTAAAAAAAGGCAAAAAATTAAAAAACATATAAAAGTTGAAATGTTAATGGGTATTTCAAAAGATGAAATTTTTAGAATAAGACCTAACAGGATGCCATATATTACAAATATTTATCCTTTAATTGATAAAAATATGCGTAGGCAAGATTGTATTAATTGGTTTAAAAAACATTATGATAAGACACCACCTCGTTCAGCTTGTATATATTGTCCATATAAAAATGATAAAGAATGGAAACATATAAAAGAAAATCAACCTGAAGAATGGAAACAAGTTATTGAATTTGATAAAAAGATTAGGAAAAATTCTAGGAAAAAAGAAGAAGAAGTTTATGTTCATAGAACTTGCAAACCAATAGGAGAGGTTGATTTAAACAAAGGGGATAATCAGCTTAATCTTTTTAATAATGAATGTGAGGGTTATTGTGGCAATTAAATGAAAGCTATCTTGCGAATCTTTAAATATGTAAGAAAAAGACTAATAAAACTCTCGCTAGAAAACAGAAGATTGAAAGTTCAACTAGAATACTATAAAGCTATTGTAGAATCTTATAACCATAAAAAACACTAAATGTTCAAAAAGAAGTCAAAATTTCGACATATTACTATAAACAAAAAAAAATATTATTTCTATAAGATAAAATGGCAAGATATTTTAGGAGATTCAGGTCACAGTTCAGCTAAAGAATTTGATTCAATGAAACCAGCTATAATGATAACTTTTGGTTATATGTTTAGTAAGAATAAAAAGTATTTAAAAACTTTTGCTTCTTATGATGAGAGTGAAGAATCATTTAGTGATCGTAATGTATTTCCAATAGGTTGTGTGTTAGAAATGAAAAGGATTGAGATTTGATTCCATTTCCTAATAAGAAATATAATATTATATATGCAGACCCAGCTTGGACTTTTACGTTTTGGAGTGATAAAGCACAAAGAAAAGTATCAGATCATTACGATATTATGTCAGCAGAAGATATTTATAAATTACCAGTAAATGAAATAGCTGAAGATAACTGTATTTTATTTATTTGGGTAACTTATCCTAATTTATTAGAGGGTTTAGAAACTATTAAAAGATGGGGTTTTAAATACAAAACTTGTGGATTTAGTTGGATTAAAAAAAATAAAAAAGCAGATAGTTTGTTTTGGGGTATGGGGTATTATACAAGAGCAAATAATGAAATCTGCCTACTTGCTATAAAAGGAAAACCAAAAAGAGTATCTAAAAGTGTTCATCAAGTTGTAATAGATAAAATTAGAGAGCATAGTCAAAAACCTGATTGTGTAAGAGATAGGATCGTAGAACTATGTGGAGATTTACCTAGAATAGAGTTGTTTGCTAGACAAAAAGTAGAGGGTTGGGATTCTTGGGGAAATGAGGTATAAATTAGGCAAATGAAAAGCGACAAAAATAAGACAATTATGGCAACAAAAAGTAATGGCATTGGCAGACCTAAAAAAGAACTTGATAAAGATGTGATAGCAAAATTAAGTCAAATTGGTTGCACACAAGAAGAAATAGGTTCTGTTGTAGGAATATCTGCTAGAACATTACAAAGACGATATGCCGATTTAGTAGAGGAAAATAAAAACATAGGAAAAGCCAGTTTAAGAAAACGAATGTGGAAATGTGCTTTAAATGGTAATCCTAATATGATGGTCTGGCTTTCTAAAAATGCGTTAGGTATGAAAGACCGAACTGTTACTGAAAATGTTAATGAACCTTTACCTTTAATTATTGATGGTAAAGCAGAAGATGTCTAAAGCACTATTTGGAGTAAATAATTATGTTAAGAGAACGCACAGAAAAAGAAAAGGTAGAATCTCAAAACGACCTAATAAAAAACACAAAAAATTTAAAAAATACAGAGGACAGGGTAGATAACTTTGTTGGTACGAACTGGCATTTAAAGTTTAAACTCGAAATAGAAGAACTTAAAAAGAAGTTAGAAAAAGTAACAATAGAACGAAACATAGCATTAAGAAAATTAAAGAAATTAAAGGTTAAAAATGGATAACAAGAACGATTTAGCTTTGTCAATGAGTCAATCTTTGGCTAATAAGTTTGAACGACTTTATAATGAAGAAAAAAAGAAACGTCAAGAAGCAGAGGGAGAAACTACCATTGTTAAGGGTATTGGTATGAACTCTCCTGAAATGAAAGCATTAAGAAAAGAATTGCAAGAAGTTAAAGAAGATAATAAAAAGCTATCATTACAAATTAACGATATGATTGCTAAATTAAGAGATGCACAATTTTAATGAAAAGACCTAATTTTTATCCTAATGGGGAAATAATACATTACACACTTCCCAACACTTATGAGATAAGTAAAAATAAACAAAGCTGTGGAAATTGTGCGATGTACAGTAATAGACGCAGCTATTGTGGTGTTTGGAAAGCTATGGGAGTCAAAGATACTTACTCTTGTCATAGATGGCGATTACGATATTTTCAGAGATGAAGTTCCTAGTTATTCTTATTCTAGCTGCTGAACCTATTATATTACCTTTTAATAATGCACTTACTTGTTCTCAACAAGGAGATATGTGGCTTGATATAAACTCTACCTATTACGACTCTAAAAATAATGATCCTAAACTACAAGGCAACTATAATACAAATGGAGAATTGGTTTTTGGATATTATTGTGATAAAGAGTAGATTATGCAAATTATTATAGCACTATTATTAATGAGTAATGTGGAAAGTAATCTTTCTTTAGATTCAATGGATCAATATAAATCTGCTAAAAAGGTTATTAAAGTTGTGAGATTCATTAATGGTATTAAATAGATTTATAAATTACACTATTCGTAGCTTTGAAAATATCTTTGCACCCAGATGCAAATGTAAAAGAAATAAACCAAAACCTATATCTAGCAAAGAATGGATTAAAGGATATAAGAAATGGAAAAAGAAATGAGAGTATCAGACAACACAGCGATAAGTATGCCGATGAGAAACTTGCTTTCAATTTTGGCAGCGGTTGCAGTAGGTGTATGGGCATATTTTGGGGTTATTGAACGCATCAACTCAATAGAGAATGATAATGTTTTAATGAAAAAAGATTTAGACCAAGCAGTTGAGTTTTCTATTAAATGGCCAAGAGGAGAATTAGGTTCACTTCCAGCAGATAGCGAACAATTTTTATTAATTGAATCTCTACTAGGTGACGTGGAGTACATCCAACTAGAAATTAAAGAATCCAGACATAACGCAGTAAATATAGATAGACTACAAAAAGATGTAGATAAAATTTTAGAAGCAATTGATTTACTTAAAGATAAAGTAAGAAGTAATGGTAATACACATGACTGAAATAGTGATAGCTTTATTAATGATAGTAAATGGCGAGATTAAAGAACATAGAATACAGACTTCAATGAGTGATTGTCTTAAAGGAAAAAGGATTGCTATGAGAGTATATAATAAAAATGTGCAATATCAATGTATTAAATCTGAAGCAGAAACAGAAATTTATATGGGCGAAAAATCAATCAAAAAATTAATATTAGAATAATGGATTTAAAAGATAAAATAGTAGGGTTAGCTTTAGTAGCATTAATTTCTTTAGTTGGTTGGAATTTAAAAACAACTTGGGAAATGAAAGAACAGGTTTTTAAACTCCAACAAGGGCAAATTATTGTATCGGAACAGATAAAGAGGAATACAAATTTTGTTAAACGAAACATTAAAAAGCAAAACAAGAAAAACAAGAAAAAGAAGAAAAAGAATAACGAATAAAATTTTATGGTAATACAAGATGAAATACAGAATATTAAAACTTCTCAACAGAAGAAAGAGGGCAAGACGACAAATGGAGAGAACGGAACTATGGGTTAAATACCTTATTGTATTATTATGGGTTTGTTTATTTCTAGCCATAAGTGGCTGTGAAAATACCAGACACTCCATAGGAGTTACTGGAAAGCCATTAGCAACCGATGGTAAATTTGAAGAGTCTGTAAAGTTCAATTATAAGATTATTTTTGGTAAGGTACGTTCTAAAAAAGTAGAAGATGATGATGATTAAGTATGTCCTTGTCTTTCAAATATGTTCAGTTATTAATGGTCAATGTCTAACACCATTATCGGATCATAAAAAAGTAGATTCTTGGATTGGATGTGTTAAAAAAGGTCAAGAGGTAACGATGAAGATTATTGAAACTGATCCTATTCGCTTTGAAAACCTCAAATTAATTGTTAAGTATTGGTGTAATGAAGATAACTCTAACAAAAGCCCAGCATCAGGTAAGTCAATCGAAAAAGAGGTTTAGAGTTTTAATATCAGGCAGAAGATTTGGTAAGACTTTTCTTTGTATTACAGAGATGATGAAGTATGCTACTAAACCCAATCAAAATATTTGGTATATAGCACCCACCTTTAAAATGGCTAAAGAGATATGTTGGTCAAAGCTTAAAGAAGTATTAAACGAATTTAATTGGATTGAAGATATTAACGAAACCACCCTTACCATAAGAATCAAAAAATCAAATAGTCTTATTACTTTAAAAGGTTGTGAGAACTATGACAATTTAAGAGGTAGTGGTTTGAACTTTTTAATATTAGATGAGTTTGCTGATATAGATAAGAAAACTTGGTTTGAAGTATTAAGAGCATCAGTTTCAGATACATTAGGAAATGTTTTAATGTGTGGAACACCCAGAGGTTATGGTAATTGGTCTTATGAGATGTATCTTAAAGGCAAACAAGATAATGAATGGGATAGCTTTCAATTTACCACACTACAAGGGGGTATGGTTGCTAAAACAGAATTAGAACAAGCCAAATTAGATTTAGATATAAGAACTTTTAGACAAGAGTTTGAGGGAACATTTGAGAACTATGCTGGAAGTGTTTATTATAATTTCCACCCTGTTGAAAGTGTTGTTAAAAAAGAAATAGATTGGACAAAACCTTTACATATTGGGATTGATTTTAATGTCGATCCAATGTCAGCTTCTGTTGCACAAATAGAAAAAGATAAGGTGTATTTTCTTGATGAAATTGTGATTTATGGAAGTAATACAGATGAATTAGTACAGGAAATTAAAGATAGATATGGAACTAAAATTCAAATCATTTGTTATCCTGATCCAGCAGCAAGACAACGTAAAACAAGTGCTGGTGGTCGAACTGATTTAAGTATTTTACAAAATGCTGGATTTAAAGTTAAAGTTAAACATAGACACCCAGCAATAAGAGATCGTGTTAATGCTGTGAACTCTAAACTCAAAGACTCCAATGGAGTTAGACACATTTTTGTTTCACATTTGTGCATAATTATAGTAAAAGGATTGACAAGACAGATTTATAAGGAGAATACAAATATTCCTGATAAGGAGAGTGGTTTCGATCATATGAATGACAGCATCGGATATATGATTGATTATATAAAACCATTAACCACACAGGCACATTTGACTACTCCTCAAAGATGGAATATTAAAGAAAAGAAATATGGCATACACCAGAGAACAAGCACTCGATACACATAAGGATTATAAAGAAACAGTTAATAACTGGGAATATTATATACGTTCTTATAATGGTGGTTATGACTATATGCTTGGCCAATATCTAAATAGATATAATTTAGAACTTGACAACGAGTTTAATCAAAGACTTGCAAACACTCCTTGCGACAATCATTGTAAAAATATTATTCAAATCTATTCTTCATTTCTTTTTAGAGTTAAAGCTTCAAGAAATTTTGGAGATATGGCAAATGAATCTAGTTTAGAATCATTTTTAAAAGATGCTGATTTAGATGGTAATAATTTAAACACAGTAATGCGACAAGCACAAAACTATGCTTCTATTTATGGACATTGTTTTATGATTCTTGATAAACCTAAAGTGCAAACGAACACCAAAGCTGACGAACTACAACAAGATATTAGACCTTATCTTTCTACTGTAACTCCTGAAAATGTTTTAGATTGGAATTATGTAAGAGAAATTAATGGTAGATATTCACTTAACTATTTAAAAGTGAGAGAAGAAGTAGATCGAGATGGTGGTACTTATTTTAGATGTTGGCATTTAGATCGTGTTGATACGATTTATTTACCAGCTGGTGGTACTGAACCAACTATAATAGATACTGCCACTAACCAGATTGGCAAAATACCAGCAGTTATTTTATACAATTCCAAATCGCACAAACGTGGAATTGGTCAATCTGACTTAACTGACATATCTGATTTACAAAAATCTATTTACAATGAGTTTAGTGAAATA